TGATAATTTAGTATTTGAACAAAATACAGCAGCTACAAGAAATGTATTTTTAGGACAAGTTAATCCATATCTAGAGTCAGTACAACAAAGACAAGGTTTATACGCGTTTAAAGTTGTTATGAATGATTCAAATAATGGACCTGAGGTAATTGATAGAAACGAATTAAGAGGTGCTATATACATACAACCTACTAAAACGGCAGAATTCATTTACCTAGATTTCAACATTCTTCCAACAGGAGCTGAATTCCCTGCATAAGAATTAGAAAACATAATATTTATAACTGAATAAAAAAATTAAATAAAAACACAAAA